GAAAGATCAATCACGACAGCATTTACTGTACCGGCAAATAGATATTTTATGTTGGGAGTGGTAGGTGGACCCTTTTATAGAATTTTTAAATCTTTATATTATCCTAGAGTAGCACAAATAAGTGGTTCTTCAGCTATATCTGTTATAAATAAATTTTACTGGGGGAGGTGGAATGATGGTCCTACCACCGGTATCCCAACTCAATTAGGTGGTTCTGCCACATTTACTGAGGTAACCAACGCAGTACCGGTTACCAGTTTTAAATTTACTACTGTTTGAGGAGATCATGAACACTTCTACCTTAAGTTTCGGGTATAAAACTGCAAATGAAATTAATACTACTATGGCAGGTGTGTATAAACACATGGCATTAGCTGTTATAGTAAGTATGTTAGTATCATTTAGTGTTAGTACAGTGCCCGCATTAATGACCTTTCTTTTTACAGGTTGGATCAAGTGGGTGGTAATGTTTTTGCCTTTAGTTGCAGTATTAGGATTATCTGTAGCATTAAATTCAAATCCACCTAAAGAATTAGCGCAGCTTATGCTTTTAGGTTTCGCTGCTATCATGGGTGTTAGTTTCGCAGTAATATTTGCCATATATAAATTTAGTAGCATCTTTACTGCCTTTATGGGTGCAGGTGTGCTATTTGGTACAATGAGCTTCTATGGCTATTTTACCAAAAAGAATCTAGATAGTATTGGTAAATTTATGTTTATTGGTCTTATTGCCATCATTATTGTTTCCATTATTAATATCTTTATCGGTAGTAGTGTTGTAGCTATGGTTGTTAGTGCCCTATCTATTATTATTTTCCTTGGCTTAACCGCATACGATACTCAAAAGATTAGAGAAATGATTATGGATGGACAGGACAATGTCGAAGTAATTGGTGCCCTAACTCTTTATATGGATTTCATAAATATATTCCTGAGTTTGTTGCAATTATTCGGAGATAAAAAGGAGTAAGATGTTAACTGTTACTGAAAAAGCATTCAAACAAATTCGTCAAGTACAACTTGACGAAAATGAATCATCTCCTTTAAGAGTTTTTGTTCAAGGTGGAGGTTGTTCTGGATTTAACTACGGATTCACTTTTGACGAACAACATGATGACGATTATGTTATGGAGAAGGATGGAGTAAAGGTATTAGTTGATGCGATGAGTATGACTTATCTAGAAGGTGCTGAAATAGATTACAAAAAGGATATTACATCTGCTCAATTTGTAATTAAGAATCCTAATGCTACCACTACTTGTGGTTGCGGTTCTTCTTTTGCTGTATAATGGCTTACTCAGTACAAGTATTGGATCACTACGAAAATCCTCGTAACGTCGGATCCTTTGCAAAAGAACTTAAACGAGTAGGGACTGGTATGGTTGGAGCACCCGCATGCGGTGACGTGATGAAGCTACAAATACAAGTAAATGAAGAAGGAATAATTACAGACGCTAAGTTCAAAACATATGGATGTGGTTCAGCTATAGCAAGTTCCTCATTAGTTACCGAATGGGTCAAAGGCAAAACACTAGATGAAGCTGCAACTATTGAGAACTCTGCAATTGCAGAAGAACTTGCTTTACCTCCAGTCAAGATCCATTGTTCGATATTAGCAGAAGATGCAATTAAAGCAGCGATAAAGGATTTTAAACAAAAGTATGAAACAATTCGTGATTGAAAGAAGAAGCACCTGCGACCAATGCGACAAACAAAAAGTAGTTTTCGGAGTTAAAACTTGTAGCGAATGTGGATGTTCTATTTGGGCTAAATCTATGTTAGCCAATGCTGAGTGTCCTCTAGATAAATGGGAACAAATAGATGATAACAAGAATTGATCTTGCCCATATGGAAGTAGCTGAAGTATATGCAAGACTATCAAAAGCAAGAAGATTGAAAGTTGGTGCTATAGTTGTTAAAGATAATAGAGTAATAAGCATAGGATACAATGGGACACCTGCTGGATGGGATAACAATTGTGAAGAGGAAGTGAATGGTAATCTAAAAACGAAAGCTGAAGTTATACACGCGGAAAGCAATGCCCTAGCTAAGATTGCTAGATCAAACGAGGCAGGAGCTGACAGTACTATGTACGTTACTCATTCACCTTGCTTTGAATGTGCTAAACTTATCCATGTTGCAGGTATTAAAAAGGTATTCTTTAGACAACATTATAGATCAGAAGATGGTATAAAATTTTTGGAAAAATGTAATATTGAGGTGGTGAAATTATGAAAAGAAAAGTAGGGATAACAGCTTCAACCTTTGACTTGTTTCACGCAGGTCATATAGTAATGTTGGAGGAAGCAAAAAAACAATGTGATCATTTGATTGCAGCAATACAAACGGATCCGACAATAGATAGACCAGATACAAAAAATAAGCCAGTTCAGTCTATTATTGAAAGACAGATACAAGTTAGTGCCTGTAAATACGTAGATGATGTTATTGTTTACAACACTGAGAAAGAACTAGAAGATATTCTTTTAACCTTTCCAATAGATATAAGAATTATGGGTGAGGAATATAGAGATAAAAACTATACAGGTAAAGAAATTTGTGACAAAAGAAATATACAAATTTACTATAATAAAAGAGATCATTACTTTAGCTCAACTGATTTAAGAACTAGAGTTTTTGAAGCTGAACTAAAGAGAAGAGGGAGGTTATGGGAAGAAAACAACACTTCGAATGCGTCGAATGTGATGCAGTCTTCAAAATAAGATACGATTTAGATGAAGATTATTATAATGTTACATTCTGTCCATTCTGTGGATCAGAAATGGACGAAGATCAACAAGATGAATATGAGGATGATGAATAATGAGCGGAGCAGCTAGTTGGTGGTTAGACAGACCACATCAAGACGAACTATGGTGTTACTCTAATGGTTTGTTTAGCCCAGAAGAATGTCAAAAAATTATTGATATTGGTAACAATTCTGAACTTGTGCACTTAGGTCCAGGTATTGTAGGCGGGCATCAAAATCATGAAGTTAACGAGAATGTGAGAAAATCTACTATAGGTTGGTTTCCTGTACGAGAAGAAACCGTATGGATTTTCCAAAGATTAACTGATAGTATCAAATACATAAACGATAAATTTTATAAGTATGACTTATCTCATATAGAAAATTTACAATTCACTGTTTATAAAGAAGATTCTAATTTTTATGGTAGACATATAGATGCCATGTATGAGACAAATGCATCTAGAAAATTAAGTTTATCTGTACAACTGAGTAATCCTACAGATTATGAGGGTGGAGAATTTAAATTATATACTAGTGAAACTCCTGCAGTTCTTCCTAATACGAGAGGGACATGTTTATTTTTCCCAAGTTGGTCATTGCACGAGGTAGCTCCTGTTACCAAAGGAACTCGTTATGCGTTAGTTACATGGGTGTGTGGTCCAAGATTTAGATGAAGGATTGTCCAAAGTGTGGAACATTGCACAGCAAACCTGGAAAATTTTGTTCCCGGGCCTGTGCAAATTCCAGACAATGGACAGAAGAACATAAAAAGGTATTCTCTGAGAAACAAGCAGCCTATATGGCAAGAGATGAATCAGAAGAACATCGCGCTAAAAAATCTATTCAAACTGCTATGCTTCATAAGGTTGGACGAATGGGATATTCTCAGGCAACCGAAGACCCTGAAGATGTAATGACAAACCCCGACGATTATTTTATAATAACCCCACGTATAGATATAGATGGTAAGTTTGTTGAGGGAGGTGATCTATGGGAAGAGGTGTGATAAATACTGATTTAATCACAGTAGACACACATGATTCCATGGAATTACAAAAACAAACCACTAACCAACATACCAGACGGTGCCTATGGATTTGTTTATCTAATTGAAAACACTCAGAATAATAAAAAATATATTGGTAAAAAACTATTTTGGTTTTCGAAAACTAAACAGATAAACAAAAAAAAGAAACGAATTAAGTATGAATCTGATTGGAGAGATTATTGGTCTAGTTCTCCAGACGTACATAAAGATGTAGAAGTATTTGGTAAAGATAATTTCGTGAGAACTATACTACACATATGTTCTAATAAAGGTTCGTGTAATTATTTAGAAGCGAGAGAACAGATGGATAGAAGAGTTCTTGAGACTGAAGAATATTATAATGGTACCATACAGTGTAGAATACATAAAACACATGTAAAACTTAATCACTGAGATATAAACACTGAGATGATGGACGCTGAGACATGATAGAAGAATTTGACAATACAACTTTCGATCTAGAAAGAATAAGTATATACGGTGAGATGATACAATGTAAATTAAGTGTGCCTGAGCAAGATTTGATTACTACATCTTTGCCTGAAGATTATGTAAAAACAATACTTGCGAAAAATATAGCAGAAAAACTGCTGGAAAGCAAATTAATAAATTTTACTAAACTAAAGAGCCCAGAAAGCTTTGCTGTAACTTATATAGCAAGAGCAGCTATTGTACCCAAAGATATCACACAAGAAATAATAAAAACCGCTCAATCAAAAGGGTTTCTCAAAGTCAACCCCTAGTGTTGTTCTTTCACAACACTGATACAAGAGTTCACAAGTACCCGAGCATTTGACTCGGGTTACTTTTGGTTATATAATTTGAACATGATGAGAAAAAAGCGAACCGACAGACGTCACATCGTGTACCTCCTACAGAACGCTGTAACAGGCGAGTCTTACGTCGGGGTAACTCAGGGTTTTCGGCAGAAAGATCTTCGTGTGAGGGTTCTGAAGCATTTTCAGAGGGCCCTTAGCGAGTCCAAGAGCTGGACTTTGTGCAAGAACATACGTCAGTACGGACCCGAATCTTTCGTGTGGACTGTGCTGGACGTCGTCAGGGGCAAGGGCGCTGCTCATGCTCTAGAGCTTGAACTTATGTCCGCGTACTCGCCGGAGTTGAACTCCAAGTAACCCGTCATTTGACTCGGGTAACTGTAGAACATATAATATGGTTATAGTGAAAAACAGGAGATGCAAATGACTTCAGTAGCGATCAAATTTAGCGAGTCTAAAAAGCGTTGGGAAGGTATCGTGAATGGTCGAGTCAAGTCCCATAGTACTCATCTTGACTATGTGCAGAACAAGATGGCTGCTCTTGGATACAAGATTAGTGCTGAGCAAACTCTTAAGCAAGATGCGAAGCAAGTAGATGAGTTTGGCATCACCAAGCGTTTTGAGTTTGTCAAGCAAATGGTCTCGATGGTCGCAAAGAAAACTGTAG